CGAGCATCGTTTGTCGCAGGCAAGGAAGATCAATCGTTCAATCGAGGTTCAGTATCTTGACTTGCCGAAGCAACCGAAGACGCGAGCCTTTGAGGTGAAGCGTGTTGAGGTATCACCGCACTCCACGAAGAAGTTCTTCGCAACGGTCGAAGATGTGATGAACGACCCGGAGGCGAAGGCCCGGTGGATCACCGAGGCACTCAACGACCTCCAGCGGCTGCGGACACGATACAGGTCGGTCCAGGAACTCGCGGTGATCTGGCGAACTATTGATCAGGTTCTTCAGGCTCAGGAGATTTGACGCGGCAGGCGGGGCCTCGCACGGCCCGGCAGGGCATGGCTCGTCGCGGCAGATCAGGGCAGGCGCGGCACGGCCGGGCGTGGTTGGGCGGGGCGAGGCGTGGCGAGGCAGATCGAGGCAGGCTGGGCAAGGCCTGGCCTGGCACGGCGGGGCGGGGCGAGGCAGATCGAGGCAGGCGAGGCGGGGCCGAACACGGCAAGGCACGCATGGGCACGGCAAATCGAGGCAGGCGAGGCGTGGCATGGCGGGGCCTGGCACGGCACGGCAGATCGAGGCAGGCGGGGCACGGCGTGGCAGGGCCTGTCGTGGCGAGGCAGATCGAGGCAGGCATGGCAAGGCGGGGCGTGTCTGGCGATGGCTTTCTTTGGAGGGAAAGATGGATCTGAGGAACGGGAGGGACGATGGGAAATTACGAAGACTTTATCGAATCAAAGAGCCAACTTGACGGAGATTACGGGTTTGAACCGTCATTCATGCCGGATTGGCTTTTTGACTATCAATCCGCTCTTGTGCAGTGGGCGTGCAGAAAGGGACGGGCTGCCATTTTCGCTGACTGCGGCATGGGCAAAACGCCTATGCAGTTGGTTTGGGGCGAAAACGTGCGGGTACATACCAGCAAGCCGACTCTTGTGCTAACGCCTCTCGCGGTCAGCTACCAGACTGTGGGCGAGGCTGATCGGTTTGGCATAGAGGCTGTCCGCTCAAGCGGCGGCAAGCCGCAAGCTGGCATCGTGGTGACAAACTACGAGCGGCTGCATCACTTTAGCGCAAACGATTACGGCGGTGTGATCTGTGACGAATCAAGCATTCTTAAGAACTTTAACGGTTCGACCAAAGCCGCAGTCACAGAGTTCATGCGAACTATTCCGTACAGACTGCTCTGCACAGCGACAGCGGCCCCAAACGATTACCACGAGCTCGGGACATCCAGCGAGGCTCTTGGATACCTCGGCTACCAAGACATGCTGTCGAGGTTTTTCAAGGAAGACATCCTTAAGGATTACCTCGGATGGGGACGCAAGGCGTACAGATTCCGTGGACACGCCGAGGAACCGTTTTGGCGGTGGGTGTGCTCGTGGGCGAGGGCCTGCCGAAAGCCTAGCGACCTTGGCTTTGATGACGGGCGGCTCGTGCTTCCACCGCTTCGTGAGCACGAAGTGGTGGTGAAGGCAAGAAAGACTAGGGAAGGGTTACTGTTTTCATTGCCGGCGGGCACTTTGCAAGAACAACGCGAGGAACGCCGGATGACGATTGAAGACCGTTGCCAAGAAGCCGCTCGAATCATTGGTGGTTACGATGGCTCATCGGTTATGTGGTGCCATCTTAATGACGAGGCAGACCTGATCGAGCGGCTTATTCCTGACTGCCGGCAGGTTAGCGGCTCACAAAGCGAAGACGAAAAGGAAGAGATTTTGCTCGCGTTTCAACGCGGCGAACTCAAGCGGCTTGTAACGAAACCGAAAATCGGCTGTTTTGGTTTGAACTGGCAGCACTGCCACAACGTCGTAACGTTCGCGTCGCACTCGTGGGAGCAGTACTACCAAGCGGTTCGACGATGCTGGCGGTTTGGCCAAGAGAGCCCTGTTGACGTTCATGTGATTGCGACTGAGGGAGAGGTTGGCGTGCTCGCGAACCTTAGGCGAAAGGCCGACTCTGCCGACAGAATGTTTGAGTCACTTGCCAGGCATATGGGAAACGCCCTGGCCGTTGACCACCGGAGGACGTTTCCCCATAGCGAAAGGGTCCCATCATGGCTTGCAGCGACCAAGTAATCACAGACCAGTACGCCATTTATAACGGCGACTGCTGCGAGGTTCTCAAGAGTATTCCAGACGAGTCGGTGCATCTTAGTATTTACTCTCCGCCGTTTGCTGCCGAGGGTGCAGGGTGTCTATATCACTACTCGAGCTCCGAGCGTGACCTGAGCAACTGCCGCAGTCACGCCGAGTTTTTTGATCACTATGCGTTCGTGGTTGGCGAGATACACCGTGTAACGATGCCGGGGAGGCTTTCGGCTGTACATTGCATGGACATTCCGCGAAAGACTTCTCCAGGCGGGCTAGTTGACTTTCCTGGTGAAATCATCCGGCTGCACGAGGGCCTTGGCTGGAGGTTCTGGTGCCGTCATTTTATCTGGAAGGAACCGCTCGGCGTGCGTAATCGCACGATGGCGAAGGGCCTTGCCCACAAACAGGTTGTCACTGACGCGAGCCTTTGCGATGTCGCATCGGCGGATTGCCTGCTCCTCTTTCGAAAGGATGGCGATAGCCAGGTGCCAGTAGTAAATCCGCACGGCCTGCTTGAGTACGCGGGTGAACGCGAGGTTCCTGCGGAGCTTCTGAAATATCGCGGCCACAAGGGAAAGCAGATTGAGAACCGCTATTCTCACTGGATCTGGCGACAGTACGCGTCGGCGTTTTGGGATGACATCCGCCTCGAGCGGACGCTTCCCTACAAGCAGGCCCGCGAGGAAGACGACGAGCGTCACATGCACCCGCTACAGCTTGACGTTATTGAGCGGATTGTGCATCTGCGAAGCCTGCAGGGAGAGACTGTGCTAACGCCCTTTATGGGCGTTGGTAGCGAAGCATACGGGGCCGTACTTAATGGCCGGCGTGCCATTGGCGTCGAGCTCAAGCAGGCGTACTACCGTCAGGCTGTAAAGAATTTAGAAGAGGCCGCGAAGGGGCGAAAGGAAGAGGCGACGCTGTTCGATATGGAGGCCGTAGCATGACCGACGACGAGATCGAGCAGGCTTGGCAGATGGTCAATCGCTATGGCCCATCGAACGCGTGGCCTGGCACGGCGGGGCATGGCGCGGCAGGCGAGGCGCGGCAAGTCCAGGCCTGGCAAGACGCGGCGAGGCGGGGCAGATCAAGGCAGGCGTGGATCGGCACGGCACGGCACGGCGGGGCAGATCGAGGCAGGCAATACACCTCGGTGACGTTCACCGAGGAAGGTTTGGTAGGTTTTCATTTGGAGTNTGAAAAATGGCAGTTGAGATTAAGCCGATCAGTTATCAGCAACTTTCGTTTGGCATCGCAGGCGTCAGTCCTCTGGTGATGCACCAGTGGGCAGACAAGGCGAGGCGAGCCTTGCGGGAGAAGCACGCAGGCCGGAAGACGAAGGAGCGTGAGAAGCGTGACCCGCAGGCCGAGGCCGAGGCCGCGACCTATAAGTGCGACGATGGAACTCCTGGCATCCCAGCCATTGCGTTCAAGTCGTCTCTCATCTCGGCGGCTCACAAGGACTTGGGCATCGAGAAGACGTTGATTCGCAAGGCTGTCTTCACCGGTTGTGCTGATCCTCAGCAAGTCTTGCCGATCACGTTTGATCGAGTCGAGACACGCGAGGACTTGGTGCGTGTCGGTGCTGGGCAACCTGACCTGCGGTATCGCCCATACTTCTTCGGTTGGCATTGCAGCATGGTTCTTCAGTTCGAGCCAAGCATGGTTCGCGTCGATGATTTGCTGTCACTGATTGACAGGGCAGGGCTATCGGTTGGCATCGGTGAATGGCGACCAGAAAAGGGCGGCGAGTATGGCCGATTCAAGATTGACGACACTGTGCCGGTCGAGGTTCAAGACTGACCAACACACCTTCCGCGAGGGCCGCGACGGATTGCGGCTCTCGCGGTTTTCTTTCACCACAAGGAGGACGAACGATGTCCGTAGCAACGGCGGCGATTGATTATGCGGAGCGAGGTTGGAAGATCGTGCAGTTGTGGGGAGTCGAGGCTCCTTCGATCTGCACATGCTGGAAGGGCAAGGACTGCGGCACACCGGGCAAGCATCCGGTGGATGAGGGCTGGCAGAACACAGCGACCGGCGACCCGGAGACAATTGCAGCATGGTTTGATTCAGGCAAGCCGGTCAACGTCGGCCTGTTGCTTGGGCCGAAGAGCGGCGTGATCGATGTCGAGTTGGACGGCGACGAAGCCAAGCAGGCTTGGAACGATTTAGACCTCGGTGAGATATGGACGCCAACTTACA